CGCTATATATGGAACGGGGCCTTCTTGCTGAGCTGTACCGTATCCAAAAACTAAATATCCAGGAGAATCTGGGAAAGTGGTAGAATTGGCAACTTGAATAAGTTTAGAATCATTTCCGTTTAAATTCTGATTAAGGGATGTAGAAATATCTCCAATAGTAAATGGCTGAGCTGGATTGTATAAATATGGACCAGGTTGTCCGGCTAAAGTCTCTGCAAAGGCGTCGTCATTCAAATGCGCAGATCCTTGACGCTCTCTCCTGACTACCTTTGTCACGGCGGGGATGAATATTTGTACGACTCTTGGGCTTACTTGAAATTGTGCAGCATATGTCTGTTGTGATGTGACTTTTTGTTGTATTGGATTAAAAAATCTAACCGCATTATCAGATCCCTGCACTACTATTCCAGGAGTGCCTAGTGGATTTACAACTTCAAAATACTCAACGTCTTGGGCGCCGCCTAGAATTCCAACAATAGTAAAACTGCCAACATTAGAAGACGAAGTGAATCCGCCTCCATAAATATTAACGTAATCTCCTACCTGAAGAAGTCCTAAATTGGGATTGGCGCCCCCAGTCCAAGTAAATCGAATTGATCCAGAATTCGCTTCAGTTAATGTCCACTGTGTGGACATATTTCCGCCAGCCGGTGCTGGGGATGGAAATAGCAAAACGTTCTGAGCAGATCCGCCCATTATAGTTACGGCGGAAGCTGGACCGATTGTATTGGAATAAATTCTCAAATAATTTCCGTTGCCATCATTTTGCGCTACAGCGTATCCATTCAGTCCCATTGCGCTTAAGCTAGTGGTAATAGAATCTGCAACTTCTTGTGCTGAAGCGGCATTGATATTCGCAAATTGACCTGCACTAAAAATTACAGTAACGGCGGGTTTATTATCAAATGCTATAAGCAAAGTATCTTGATCTGCCAAGTTATATGGTTCGTAAATTGGAGAAGCGTCGGATGCTTTAGTTAATTGATCTCCGTATATAACATTTAATATAGTATTAAAAAGAGTTCTAATTGCCTTTGTGTTCTTTATTGCGAGCGCGATCTGACTGAACTCCAAATCCGGAACGCCTACCGAAGGAGGCCTAGTTACATTTATCTCCGCTGCCAGCGAATCTAAATAGATTCCCTGTGCTGTAGAAAAATACAATTGCTGCTGTACTTGGTCTGCAGAATTTACTAGATAAGAAGAAAATCCAGACGCGAGTGCGTACAACAAAGCGCTTGTATTGGGTCCCCGTATAAGAGGGTTAAGATATGATCTTAATTTCGCTTCTTCTTGTGGTATAGTTGTTATTGCCATTATACGTATTTCCAATGAAATCCAGCGGACGTTCTATTTTCTCTTGCAGCCCTACTTATACTTTGAATGGCATACTTTAAATACCTACATCCATTATTATCCCAACAGTGCTCTGCCCATCTTTGTTCTAAAGTATCCGTAGTTTGACCTATATATCTTTTACCATCTATTTTATTCGTTATCAAATAAAGAATACCAAACGGCTCTCCTACTTTTTTAATTCTCTTCCTAGGCATAATTTACTCTATTAATAATTTTTGTCATAATTTATATTATATAACTAATTCTTAACATTGTCAAATAAACAATAATCCTTAATAATATTAGGTACCTAGCAGGCTCACGGAAATATCCGTGGACGGATTGATCACATAAGCTTTTTGTCCAGCTACTACTGGAATCAAATCATTAGTGGGACTATAGTTAGGGAAAGATATGCTTACGGAGAATACTCCATAAACAACGCTTGCGGCGTCCACTATACTACTAATTGGAATCGATTGTCCTATTGGACTGGCATTAATTACAGCAGATACGGCATTTTGTACCTGACTTTGTATCTGGGAAAATCCCACTCCGCTTATAGTTCTAACAACAATAGACATAATAATTCTATTAACTAGAGGGCCGGATGTTAATATCTGAGCCCCTGATGCCGCGACCCCAGTATAGCTGGTCACCTGACTCGGATCGCCATAAAGAATTTGATTTGCAGTCTGAATCAAGCCAATGTCAAACCTGTAAGAATCCAATCCAATTCTCAATGTGGTGGGGTAATTCATCTTATTCAGCGATGTTAATTCTACGCCAGCAGAAATATTGATCTTATCATATTGTGCATATGTATCGAAGGTTACCAAATTAGTCGTGGTAGTTCCCGGCTCAGCGGAAACAGAGTAAACGTGCTTATATCCAGTGTAAACGCGTTCTTCTAGGACATAAACGGCAGTAGTCTGGTTATTCAGACTTACATTTGATACAGATGTCATTGCGCCATTTACGACCGCATTGTTCCTATCAATAACTTGCAGTACTGTATAGCTGCCTGCATTATTAGGGCCTAAACTATTCCCAGTAACTACAAAAGTATCGCCTGCTACAGTGGCGTCATATTCCGTAAAGATCATTTGAGGTCTATAGTCTTGGAACACTCCACTTGTTACGAGAACGGTAGATTCATTTACAGCAGAAGGATTTATTACCTGTAAATTTGTCCTTGTTCCGACTTGCGGTATAGCGATAGAGAACGGTGAAGGCATTGTAACGTTGGACGCTGCAGTGGTGGGAGCGTACCCAGTCGTGGTGGTTATCAAATTTGACCCAGTAGAGGTAGCGGACAGTCCTACTTGCGTGGTTAGAGCTGCGGCGGCTTTAGCGGCTACCGTAGCGGCATTGTCGCCATTTAGAATATTTACCTCTACTCCGGTATATCCTACTGGGGCTGGATCTGTTGTGACTCCGTTAACATTAAACCACACGTAATATTGGTTAGCGTTCGCAGCAGAATTTACCAAGAAATAATTGGAAACTCCAGAAACGGGAAACTGTGATCCTGGAGGTGCTGTAAAGGACGAGATCTCTTGCAGTTTAGGGCTAGATCCAGTAACCATGAAAGTACCTTGGTTCCCAGCAGAGAATGCCGTTACAAAAGTAATAACGTCACCCAATTGAGCCGATCCTAAAAGTGGCTCTGTTCCGATACCGTTCCATGACAGACTTACTATGCCATTGGTCGTATTTACATTAAGAGAAGATGTGCTGTCGACTCCTAGGCTAATTAAATTGGCCGGTAAGGTCACTTCTTCTGGTACGGCATCTGGATTATTGAACCAAACGCTATTATTATACATTCTTACTATCCTAAACTTTCCTTGGTTTAGAATATTAAATGTACCGTCAATAATTAGATTATCGCCTTCAGAAACTTGTGCTGTGGCGCTAAAGTTGCCTGCTACAAACGAAGGTCCTGCTAGATATGGTCCAGAAACTGTAGTTACTCCAGTTCCAGAATAAGAAATAGGAATTACAGCTGATTGGGTTGTAGCCGTAACGGTAACTACGCTTCCATTGAAGGAAGCCGTAACTCCTGGGGCCGTTCCCGCGATTGCCGTAAAATTGGCAATAGTAGCTGCTTGAGTTAGGCCTACTGCAAAGTTAGTTCCGGCCACAAAAGGAATTCCATTGATTGTAAAAGTATCTCCTGCGGTAGAGTTTCCAGTAAAAGTATAAGTTCCGGTAGAAAGTTGTGCTACTGCCTTAGGATTGGATACCTGTACGGTGTCTCCGTTTGAGCTTACCCCTGTTACTAAGAATGTTCCATTGTTTGTAGTGGCAAACCCTGCAGTGGTAATCAAGTCTCCAATGGATAACTGCGTAAAATTGGCATTACCGGATTCAATTGTAAATTGTACATCAGAGGTACCAGGAACCGGGTAGGCATTAAACGTTCCACCGCTAGAATCATTGAAATTCAAGCCAATTTGGAAGTTAGGACTCAATCCCTGACCATTCCAACTCAGGCAAACCATAGACCCTTGTTTTTCAACTTTAAAAGTTCTACCTTGTGTGCGAACGAAATTTCTTGGAATACCGAAATATCTTTGGGTATATTGATTATTTAGCAATTCTGCTGCGCCGGTAACGGGAACGGAATAGCTATTGGCATTACCGCCAATGATCTGAATTGCTCCAGAACTTCCTATAGTGTCTGTGGCTAGTTCTACGCGAGTTCCTCTATCGGATACCTGTACTGTTCCAATGGTAGTGAAACCGGTTACTGCCAAAATATTCAGAAATCTACTAACCTGATCCATTGTGGTAGGTGTCAAGTATAGCATTTCGCCACTATTGAATGCGTATCCTACATCAACATCTAATGTCAATGGTATCTTTAATGTAAATTGAGGATTACCAGATAGATTAGAGCTTGCTATCCAATTTATACCATCTTGTAGGGTAACATAT